AGGAAAAATCTGGGACTTCATTTATTTCATTGACCCATTTGGGAAATTTTGGGATTGATGCTTTTACTTCATCAATAGCCCCACAAATTGCCTCAATCTCAGCATCATAATATTTTACTTCTGGTAAGTTAACTACATCAGTTTGAAGACTATCAATTCTATCTTCAATGGAGTTTACCTGTTCATCATAATATTTGACTTCTGGAAGATCTTTAATCTGTTCTCTTACGAGATCAATCTGACTACATATTGCTTCTACTTCTTTATCGTAATACTTGACTTCTGGAAGTTGAGAAATCTGTTCTGCAAGATCTTCAAGTTCTCTATCATAATATTTAACTTCTGGAATGTCTGGGATGTCTTTTCTAACATCATTAATCAGACGAATTAATTCTGGAAATGGTGGGATAATATCCTTTACTTCTGCAAACGCATTTCCGTCAGCATCTTCTATAGTAACAGTTTCTTCGCTTATTACTTCTTCTTCAATAAAATCTTCTACAGAAGGGAGTTCCTCTGCGTTCTCTTCTGTAATATAATCTTCTACTGATGGGAGACTTTCATCTCCACTAAAATCCTCGTATGAGGGCAAATCCTTTGACATTTTATTAGTACATTAATACTTCGGGATTTCTCTCCCTTCCAATTTATTTAGGATCCTCTTTAAGTCCATCTTTTAGCATTTTTGCCAAGTCTGCAGTAGACCCAACAAATAAAGCGTTGTTGACGGTTGATGGTCCTTTGATCTTATCCTCTGCTTCTACGTCTTTAAGTTTCTTTTGAAGATCTAATAGTTTATCTGTAGCATCAGCAACGTTTTTAATTAACTGACCTGCAACTTCATATGCCCTTGGCATTTCACTTTCTTGTGCAAGTTCAAGAACACCGTTTAATGCCTCTTGTCCTTTTTCTATAATAGAGTAAAGATTACCTCTAGTATATTCATAATCTTTTTTGATATCATCAACACCTTCCTTTACTTTTTCAATTTTATCTCTAATTACTTCTGGTTGAACAACATCACCCGAGTCTGAAGTGTCAAAAGTCTCGTTGAGTTTGTTAAAGTTTTTTGTCATAACCATCAGAATGTACCATCAAAACCAAAGTCATCACCAGATTCGACAAGTGCATTATCAGCAGGAGTAATTTTCTTAATATCTGCACCATTGACATGCGATGCTGCTATTGTATTATCCTCTCCACGTCTAACTGTTAATTTATTACCAGTAACAGATTTAATGTAAATTTCTTCATCACCAATATTGATATAAGAATCAGCAATAAGTCCACTTGCATCAGCGACTTCAATGTAAATTGATTTGGCAGTAATATCTCCCGCAAGAGTAGTTTCAATATCTCCTGTATAATTTTTGATTGCTCTTGGTGTAGCAGAGTAAGACATTTCTCTTGATGCACTTGAGGAATCTTTGCCAGTAAGATAACTGACAGTTGCCTTTTTGATGATATCTTTGGAAACCTTGGTGGAAGGTCCAAACATATAAGTTTTTGCAGTAAATCTCAAAGTATAAAGAAGAACTCTTCTTGAACTAAAGTCTCCTTCGTATTCATCGGACATTGTAATATTTTCTAATACTACAGGAATATCTCTTTTTTCTTGTAATGCTTCTACTAATTCTACAGATAAATTATATGCTGGTTGAAAATATGGTAAAATTTGCTCTACAATCTGAAGTGCATCATCATTTAATTTTGCCATGATGCTCAACTCAAATGCCATATTATATGGAACTGGCATGTAAGATTTCTTTGTCTCAGATCCATCATTAGGATCCTTTACCTTAAAGGTTTGAGTTGTCGTTACTTTTCTAGCTGGATCATATGTTAATCCAGTAAACTCAAACGACATCCTTGGCAACGTAATGGCAAAGGGTTTGTTTAAATCTGGAGATTGCTCTAATCTTGCAAGAAATTTTTGAGTAGGACCGTATGAAAGAGGAACTTTGATAACACTAAACACATCATCATCAGAATCAGACTTCTTAATTGAAATATTGTTAAAAAGTGTACCAAAAGATATGATGGTTCTTCTCAATATTTCGTTGTAAAAATATTCAAACATAGTTTAATCCTACAAATCTTGACACTATTGTGTGTTTTTATTTAGGGAGTGCCGAAAGGATTCTGCTCAGAGAAGTCTAAAATAGAATCTGCTTCAGTTTCTATATTAATATTATCAGCAAATCCATCATCGACAGGTTGAATATCTACCACTCTGAGTGCATAAGAAGCACCAGAAGTAGATCCAACTATGTTCTCTGCAGGTGTAAATTCCCCATCAACAGTGCCAAGTTCAAGAACGTTTGTAGTAGAGTTCCAGGTTCTAACTCTACCAGTTGTTCGAGTGACAGAACCTGTAACGATTTCGTTAAAGGCAAATGTTCCTGATCCAGTTCCTTCTGGAGCAGCAATAGTGATGGTAGGAGCAACTGTATATGCCAAACCAGCATTAGTGATGTGAATAGCAGAAATGGTGCCAGCAGCACTGACAATCGCCGTTGCAGCAGCAGATACACTAGATACCCCTGTGAATGTAATCGCTGGATTTTCTGTATATCCGCCACCACCAGAAGTAACCGTGATGATACCAACAACACCATCACCGATAGTTGTGGTCGCAGCAGCACCAACACCATTAGTTCCACCACCGTTAAACGTAACAGAAGGAGATATAGTGTATCCTGCACCAGAATTTACAACGTTAACTGCCTGAACAGATTGATCTTTAGGATTAACATTCAAATTGCATACGTTAATACCACCAATCATGGTAGCAATACCTACAGCAGTTGTTCCCCCTACTGGAGCAGAAGATACGCCAACTGTAGGAATGCTACTATAACCACCACCTCTATTGGTAACAGTGAAGAATCTTACACCACCATTAAATATTGCTGCTGTTGCTGTAGCACTGGAAGCAGCACCTACAAGAGTAAGTGTTTGAGTTGGTCCTTGAATAGTATTAATACCATCATCAGTTAGACCATCATAATTTTCACCAATTAAATTATTATCAACATCCTCAATACCAGTCGCAATAACTTCATCCTGAAGCCTAAAGAGTTCACAATACAACTCATAAACATAGAGGTTTTGCAACTGATAATATGGTTTAGCATATTCTACATCTTTAATTTCATAAATTCTATCATCAAGAGGAAACCAAATAAGGTCTCCTCCTTTGGGTCTAGTTGAAAGTTTTACGTTTGATTGATCTTGAATTAAAGGAGTTATATAGTTTTCAAATCGTTCTCTTGAAATAATCAATCTCACCTCATCTTGAGATTGAATACCAAACTTAGATAGTATATTACCCGCACCAGAATATTGGTCGTAGTTATCGATATATGCCTCTAAAGGAAGCGCAATATCAAATTTAGATTGAACTACTTCTCTAATGACGGTATTTTCTGTTAAATATTTTCTGGGTAGATAAAATATATCCACTCCATATGTTCTCAACTGTTCATTGATTAAATCTTGAACAAGATTTTGCTCACCAGTAGTACCTTGTGTAAAATATGGATTAAGCATAATCTTATCCTATCATATCTAAAGGTGGCAATTCATAAGTATTGGACATCTGCTCCTTTATCTTATCTAACTCTCTTTCTGCATCATCATAAATCTGTCTGCCATTCAGTTCAATTCCACCTGGAAGTTTTACTCCTTGGAACTTAATTAAGTTTTGACCCCACTGTCTTTTTATTAAAGCAGTAAGATATCTTTTTAAAAATGAATCATTATAAACTCTTGCAAAATCATTTGGATCTAAAAGTCTCCAACAATCAAGTATAATATATTCGTCTTTTTGTACATTACCCCAATCAATATCCAAATATAATCTATCTTGTCTCTGATTAAATCGTATTTGTTTTTCCGTATTTAACAGAAAATCAATGTCAGAAAGATATGTCTTTGTCATTGCATATGACAACATTTCCAATGAATTGAAAAAATATAAGTCATTTAAAAATAACTGATATTTTAGACTAAACATTCCGCCAGATATTGTGCTATTATCAAACCTAAAAACTTTATTGATACCAATTACTGCTGGCGGAACTTGAATGTAATTACTATTTTCTTCGTATGAAAATGTTACACTAGCTCCATC